GAATCCTTTGGTCTTCCTGCAACTGCTGATCTTATGTTCGCTCTTATATCTACTGAAGAGTTGGAAGAGATCAATCAAATAATGGTCAAACAACTCAAAAATAGATACAATGACCCTACTATTAACAAGAGGTTCGTTGTAGGGATTGATCGTGCCAAGATGAGACTATATGATGTAGAACAATCAGCACAACAAAATATTACAGACGCTAATCAAGACATCAATCTATTAAAACCTTCAGAAACAACTAGTTTAACTGACAAATTTGCAGAATTAAAAGTATGAGTGACATTCATTATAAGAAACACAGAGTGTTTCGTGAGACAGAAGATGTTATCTTCTATGATATATCAGTTGATGAGTCAAATGCAGCAGATCTAGTAGTTCATACTGGTGCTGCTACATCACCTCCTGATGATGCAGTAGGAGCAAAACAATTTTACATACATGAGTATCAAGATGACTACAATCGTGTGGTATCAGGAGTCAGAACGTTTGAATTAGTTAACAATACTTGGAAATATCCATATCATATAGTAAAATTAGATGTGCGTAGTGGTGCACTTATTATCCCTGCAAAAACTTGGCACAGATCTGTGTCTGGAGAGGAGGGATCTATAGTAATTAATCAAGCAAAAAGATACAAAGGGTTCAACGCATCAGAAGAATTCAAACCTGTATCTTGTGCAGAAAATAGTTTGCTATATAAAATACTACTACATGAGAAACCTGTTATTCATTGTTTGGGAGAGTGATTATGAGTGTAGATTTTAAACGTTACGAGAAGTTTGTTGATGCTGTCACATCCGATAGTTCTAAAGATTTTGTCTATCTTGCTGATCGTCTGGTTGAACTTGACAGAAAGGGTGCCAATATTGAACGTCTTACCACTTCTGGTGTTGGCCTTGCTGCTGAGTCTGGAGAGTTCTTGGAGATCGTTAAGAAGATGGTCTTCCAAGGTAAGCCTTGGAACGACGCTAATAGAGAACATCTTATTATTGAGTTGGGTGACGTTATGTGGTACGTAGCACAGGCATGTATGGCATTAGATATAGATTTTGATGAGGTTATCAAGAGAAACGTTCAGAAATTAGAGAAAAGATATCCTGGCGGTAAGTTTGATATCGGTGATTCTGAAAACCGTGCAGCAGACGACCTCTAATTTTCATCAAGCATTTCCTCTCATAATATATGAGAAGAAATTGACAGGATTTTTACCATCTTTATACACTAGTTTTGAAGATGGTAAGTTTGACAATTCTACAGGTAAAATTACAGGTGAATTGAATGGTAAAGTTCTGATACATCAGGACACTAGACTGAAACCATTTTTCAGAGAGATAAAAAAGTCTGCATTAGAGTATCTTGATCACTTCAAGATAGATAAAAATACTTTTCAAATAAATTTTACAAAAACGTGGTTCACTATATGTGATCCTAACCAGACTTTCCCTATGCACTACCACTCTTGTGCACATATATCATACGTCTACTACATACAAACACCTGGTGATCCTATAGTTTTTCATAAAAGAAACCCTAACGACTTATTCGGAGATGTCTTCAAATTTTCAACAGAAAACAGATACTGTAATACAGATGCTTATGCTATTCATCCGAGAGCAGAGAATCTTATTATGTTTCCTGGTTCTCTTGAACATTATACTACTGCTGAACCCAGAGAACATAGAAGAATTAGTCTTGCGGGTGATATAATACTAACGTTAAAACATAGGACCGATACAGAAAGTGGTCTACTATCACCCCAGTTTTGGCAACACTTCTAAATATTATATGCTATAATATAAGCATATGGCAAACCTATCACTACGAGATCTAGCTGAACCCGACAGAACAGGTGTCGGAGTATCACGTGCTGCAGTTTTAGCAGATGTAATAAAGAAAGGCACACCTATTCAGTTGTCAACAGGTGGTAAAGCAGTAATAACTATAGGAGTTGCAGGGTTAGATAAATTACTAGAAGAAGCAGGGCAAGTTGTTGGTAGAGATAGTCCTGCACAGGCAAGATTAGAACCAATATTCAGTAGAAAAAAACCTTTACAGGCAGTAAAAAATAATAGTGCCACAGACATAGGACTTTCTGCTATAGAAAAAACAGATATGTTTGGATCTTCTGGTGGATCTGGTGCAGGAGCAAGAGAGACAGCATTAGCAGAAAGTGCAGTTGCATGGTTTAGTGCAGTTAGATTTAAAGGTGGTAGAGATTTGACAGATATGCCATCTGATTCTGATTTTGCTTCAGTTGCAAGTCTAGTAGACACTGATAAAACTCTAGATGATATTAAAGAATATCTTGATAACAATGAAGCATGGATTATATCAATAACTAAGACTGCTAATAGGTTATGGAAAGAGTTTGGTAAAGTAAATGGTTTTAAATGGCATAGGGGTGGTAAATTTGTTGCTATGCTTAACGATCATTTTAAGAAAATTAATAATGATAAAGACTATTATGACCATCCTCCATTTGCTAACCTAAACAAGTGGTCACCCGCTGATATCTGGGCATGTGAGTGTAGCGTTACTAAAGATGAGTTGACTGCAGCAACTAGTTTTCAGTCATATAACTCTTATCTAAAAGAAATGATAGACAAGAAGATACTATTTGGTATTTCTTTAAAGAAAGCAGCGTCTTCTTCGATAAATTTATCACCAATGAACTACACAAGGACTAGACCTACAGCAAAATTTAAAGGAATCTGGTCAAAATCTTTTGACTCATTGGATGTTTGGATGTATACATCAGGTGGTATACCTATAGAGATACAATTTCGTGATACATCTGGTGGAAGTGATTTAACATGGCAGGGAGAAGCAATAGGAACAGCAGCAAAGCATGGTAAAATAGGTGGAGGTGTGTATAGTAAAATTATAGAAGAAGTTACAGGTTCACCATTGTATACAGATGCAGATTTTCAGACTATAAAAACAAAAGCAAGAGGTAATCAACTAACTGATGATTTTGTATCGTTGGCAAATAAATCAACAGTAAAAGAATATGTAAGTGGTCAGAAAAACCCTAACAAACCCGCTAATTATCAGGTTCCAGATATAAATGCAGAACTTGTTGAGTATCATTTCAATAGAACACAACATAAAGGACAGTGGGTATTCTCAAAATACATGGGTATGTTATTAATTGATGCAATGAATAGTATGAGTGTTAGTGAACAGAATAAAGTATCAAAATTAATTGCACAATATGCTACATCTCAGCATACTTTATCTGCACCATTTTTAAAAACAAGTTAATGGCAAACGTAACTCAACTAAAGCACTTAGAACACATAGAAGATGAGATACTGAACCATGGATCTGCGGGTTGTATGGCATCAGTATCTGCTATGCAGGAATTGTTACGCATGTTGGGTAAGAAACCTAGTAGTGGTTATATGCAAACTAAATGGGATGGTGCACCATCAGTTGTATGTGGTAAACACCCTGTAAATGGCATGTTTTTTGTAGGAACTAAGTCAGTTTTTAATAAAACAGATCCTAAAATTTGTTACACCCAAAACGATGTTGACATACACTATGGTGATGCTAGTCCTGACTTAAAATCAAAGTTAAAAATGTGTATTCAATACTTTCCCTCCTTGAATATGGACACAGTATGTCAGGGTGATTTATTGTTTACATCTGACGTGAAGGCAGAAGACATAGAAGGTGAAAAATTATATACTTTTAAACCAAATGCTATTACATATGCAATACCTGTAGATCATCCAATAGGTATATCTCTAAAGAAAGCAAAGATTGGTATTGTATTTCATACATCATACAGTGGTAATGACGTTGCTACTATGACAGCAAAAGCGGGTGCACCTAGAATGAAACCTACAGCAGATGTTTTCCTAGTAGATAACGATACACCTATGGATGACATATCTGTAGACAAATCTACCTTAAGTAAATTTGAACAGAACATATCACAGGTTGAAACTCTGTGTAAACAGTCAGCAGATTTTCTAGATCATCTGGTAGAGAACATGGGGACTACAGGTGATAAGAAATTTCATGTAGCATCATATTTAAAACAGTTTTTTAATGCTGAGATACGTGGTGGTAAGTCTATAGGTAGTGCACAGGCAACTCTTAAGGCATTAGGTGGATTTTATCACGAGAAAATGATGGCAATTATTGATAAGTTAAAATCAGATAAAACAATAATGGTTAGAAGACAGCAGATGTATGAAGGAATACAATACTTGGAGGATAATGCTGATAAATTTACTGCTATGCTTACTTTATACACAAAAATTATAGAGTGTAAGGATCTTGTTATGGCACAACTAGATCACCTAGAAACATTTAGAACATATGTGCAGTCTGATAAGGGTTATAAGGTAACTAATCCAGAAGGATATGTTCTACATCACAATGGAGACATGATCAAACTCGTAAATAGAATTGAGTTCTCTTACATCAACTTTACTCTGGCAAAGGCATGGAAATAGTTGACTATAAATGCGTGTATTTTACCTTTGGTAGGTTCCAACCGCCAACTGTGGGTCATGCAGAAAATTTTAAAGCAGTATCAAAGACAGCAGGACGCTGTGATTGGTTCATATATTTCTCACAAACTGTAGATGCTAAAGGTTCTAACCCATTAGATTCTGATAGGAAACTATACTATGCTAAGAAGATGTTTCCTAGTTATGCAAAACATTTTAGAAGTATACCTGGCTCACCTGTAGAGATATTAACTGAGTTACAATCACAAGGATATGATGATGCTAAGTTTGTTGTAGGTTCTGATAGAGTCAATGCTATGCAGTGGGTCAAGAAGTATAATGGTAAGGACTTTTTCTTCAGAAAAATAGATGTTGTATCCTCTGGAGATCGTGATGCTGATGGTGATACCTTCGCAATATCTGGAACAAAAATGCGGAGAGCAGCAGTATCAGAAGACTTCGATGCATTCAGAAAAGGTATACCAAAGGGTCTCAACGATAAAGATACGCGGAAATTAATGGAAGAAATTAAGGCAAACATGCCTTAGCGTATAAATAACTTTGATATGTAAATCTATATTCATGAAAAGTCTTTCAGACTTCACTAAGAAATCCAAGGTTGCGGAAGCAAACATCACCAGAGACAAGTTCTATAAGAACGAAGTTTATAAAAAAGGTGAGTGGGTTCTTACTGAGCAAGGACAGGTTGGTAAGATACACCGACGAGGTCCTAACTACGTATTATGTCTTACAGCAGAGAACACAAAGTTCCGTAGTTGGATTACAGACATAAAAGAAGTCTTCGAGATTGGCACTGATGCGTATCGAGAGTATGTAATGTCTATTACACCTGGTCAAAAGGTTCAAAAACCTAAGAACACCGTCAAGGTACCAGAGGTTATACCAAGCAAACACCCCACAAATAAGATGGATAAACACGAGTCAAAAACATTAGCACAGATTGCAGCAGAATCTATGCTTAATCCTAAGTTCAAGTCAATGAAAGAGACTTGGAGATATGATTATTCTGCAAAGATAGGCAACACGGACATCAAAGGACTTGGTGCTGATGGTGTAGGTGGCGGTGACGCACCTGGCATGAAACTTGCGGAACCAGCTGGTGAAGAGGGGAAACCAGAAGTAAAGAAGGTAAAGCATTCATGTGCTACTAAGGTAGAGCACAGCGAGTGGGGTAAAGGTAACTGTTTGAAGGAGCAGCATACACTTGATGAAGATGGTATCATCACACATTACGATGTTATGTTTGAACATGGACTAGAGCAAGACGTTCCAGTTCCTACACTAAACATACTTGTAAGTGAGATGCATGAGCATGCAATTAATACAGATAAGGACGAGATAAACGAGAAGAATTTAGATCCAGTCAACCCTGTTGCAGTTAAAAAAAAGTTTGCTAACAGAAAAGATAAGGATGTAGACAACGATGGTGATGTAGATAGCAGCGATAAGTATCTACACAAGAAGAGAAAGGCAATCTCTAAAGCAATGAAGAAGGAGCATCACCAGAAAGATGCTGATGGTAAAGT